ACGCATGACCGACTTCGTGACCCATGAGAAGATCATAAAGGTTGCCATCCATATCTTTCCAGACAGGACAGACTAGTGTGCGTGATTTCAGATCGAAATATGCGGTCTTGACTTTTTGGTGTGAGACCGTGATATTCTCAGTCGCCAAAAGTTTGGCGAGCATAGACTTGGAAGTTTGAATACTCATATTCATACAACCATTATCCTATAAATTATGTATTAAGTAAAGTGAAAAAACCTTAACAAAATCAATAACTTACGTCAGTTAACAGAATATACAAACTTTTCAGGTAGATTTTTCTTATCTACTGTAATCATGGGCTGATTCTCTGGTAGATTTATTGGTGCTTGTTCATTTTCCTGTTGCTGAACAAAAGCTCGCATTCTTTTTACATTTTTCTTAACTTTTCGTTTTGCTTGATCAAGTTTGATTGGACTGACTTTATCAGTATATACAATCCCATCTAAGTGATCAATTTCATGTTGAACACAAACCGCTGTAAGTCCATCGAACTCTTGTACAATCTCTTGACCATACATTGCTTGAAATTTTACTTTTATATGATTGTGGCGTGGAACTTTTAAATATAATCCAGGATAAGACAAACATCCCTCTTGATATGTTGCTGGTGTAAGTCCATGATCTATAATCTCTGGATTAAATAATGTCCAAATCTCATTGCCCATGTTTATAACACAAACGCGATGTTTAAGTCCAACTTGATTGGCAGACAAACCGATGCCACCATAATGCTTTAGAGTTTCAGCAAGCGAGTATGCTAATGATTCGCATTCTTTGGGTTCATGATCTTTATGATTCCATGTAATGGTTGGTTCGCGAAGAATTGAATCATAAAAATCTACCAATTTGAAAATTTCGTATTCAATTAAATTACCTTTATGATATTTTATCCTTTTTGACATTTAGTTCACCATCTGTGAGAAATTTTTAATTTTACCGAATCGTATTGTGTGTTTAAACTTGTCTATCATTTGATCTGATTTATGTGTGATGACAAACACATTCGTGCCTTCATTCATAATATTTATCAGCTTCATAAATTCTTCAGTACCATTAATGTCAAGAGAACCATCAAAGACCTCGTCAAAAATTAATAGATTCGTATTCACACTGTTCTTTAATTTGGCGACCGACCTCCAGGTAAACAACAATGCAAGATCAATACGTTTCTTTTCACCTTCTGAGAAATTATCATAACTGAAATCATCTCGGTGACGAGACTTGATGGTCTCTTTGAACTCCTCGTCAATATTAAAATTAACGAAGAAATCCATCGCAGCCAAGTATTTGTTTACCAATTTGTTTATAATTGGTACATACTGCTTAATGATTTTCGACTTAATCCCGCCATCTTTAAGCAGCTGCGCGACAATATCGTAATTCTGTGTTTGTTCAGATACTTCTTTTCGTTTTTCGTTATGAATATGCAAATCAGTCAATAGAGTTTTACTCTGAGCCTTGAACTCTTCACTCATTGCTGGTTTGCTCTCTATTTCTCCAATCTCCGCTTCAAGTTTCTTAATATATTTTCTGATCTGGTTGCGAGAAGTATTAACACTAACAAGATCTTGTTCAAGAGATTTGAGTTCTTTTTGGATTGTTTTGATGGTATTGATTCGCTGTAGAACGGCATCACTTTCCTCCTTGAGTTTGTTTAATCCATCAGTAAGTTCTGTAATTTTATTATTACAAGTATGCACTTTCTCTTCTTTATTATTAATCGCTTGGTCACAAGTTGGACATGTAGAATTTTTAGAATAAAATTCAATATCCTTTTCAAGTTTCTGAATATTATTCTCGATCTTTGCCTCTAAATTGTTTATCTTTTGAAAACGTTTGGCAGTAAATTCTTCATCGGAAGTTTGAGCGACAAATTTATCTATTTCAGATTCTTTTGCCAATGCTGATGCCTCTAGTTCAGAAAGCGTCGTTGTATTTTCTATTATCTCTTGTTTCTTTGCATCAATTATATCTTTAGTATTTCTTTTAAGTTCATCTAAATGTCTTTTATGAAGTTCAATTTTACCTTTTGTAGCATCTATTAGTATTTTAAGATTACTCGCCTGATCTTTTAAAGTATGGAGTTTATTCTTTACAATAATATTCATCGATGAGAATATTTGTATGTCAAGTAGATCTTCAATAACAGCTCTTCGATCAGAGGCTGATAGTTGCATAAATGGAGTGAAATTAGTAGATCCTAGAATAACAATCTGTGTAAATGATTTGTAGTTCATTTTAAGAATAACTTTTTCAAGATACTCTTGGTAATCCTTGGATTTAGCATCTTGATTTAACATATCGCCATCTACATATATTTCAAATGTATTTGGACGAATACCACGAACAATTTTATATCTTGTTTTACCAACATCGAATTCAATCTCAACCGTGCAATCTTTTTCATTGATTGAGTTTACAAGTTGAGGTTTATTGATATTTCGAAATGGCTTACCAAACAATGCAAATGTGATTGCATCTAGGAATGTAGATTTTCCTGCACCATTCTCACCTACAATCAATGTGGTTAAATGTTCACCGAGTCGAATTTCAGTAAACAAATTACCAGTTGAAAGAAAGTTTTTATATCTAACTGTTTTAAAAAATATCAAACTGACTCCATAGAGATGGCTTCGCTGTACACATCGCGCAAGACAGCTTTTATTTTATCTGATTCTACTGGCAATGTCAACCCATCAACATACTTGTTTAATATTGTAATCGTGTCCTCTGCTTGGTCTACATCCATCTCTACATTGGCTGTGAGCTCTGAGAAATCTTCCACAACTGAAACTTCTAGTGGTGCTACTTTGGTAATAGTGTCAATCAAAGTATCAAACAAAAAAGAATTATTTCGTTTTTCAACAACAATTTTAAGATACTTTCCACTCAGATGCGAATAGTCAGTATTCACAATATCATTATAGAATAGATTATCATCATTGTAATGTATCTTATAAAACATTTTATTTGGGTTCAAAATAAATGTTAACTCGCGAGTTTCTGTGTCGAAGATATGAAAGCCACGTTCATCGTTATAATCTAACCATGTAATTTCACCAGGAGTGCCCACATAAACAATATGTCCATCACTGCTTTTGTGATGATAATGCCCACTTAACACAAGATCATATTTCTGTAAAATACTTGCATTCATACCCTCATGACTGATATTCATTTTATCCATTTTATAGCCAGCAAGTTCATAATGACCAAAATTAATTTGATTCTCGCTGCGCTTGATGAAATCCATTATTTCTAGTTCATTGTCTTTGCATATCCACGGAATGATATCGATTCCCATCCAAGTAGATGGCTTGTCATAAAGAATTAAATGTTTTTCATATTCTCTTAGAAGCAGATTAGGTGAATTAACTTCGAGAGTGTTCTTGAAAAAAATATCATGATTGCCAAGTAGAACACGACACTCAATATTGTGTTTGACTAACTGATCAAAAAAGTAACGACGGCAAAGAGCGAGAGACTGAAAAGAGATATATTTCCTACGATCAAATAAATCACCCAACTGAAAGATAGTAGTAATACCATGCTTTACCAAATAAGGAAAAAAGGTATTCAAATAAAAATCTTTGTAGTAGTTATGAAAGGCAATGCTATCACCTCTCATACCAAAATGTGTATCGCCAAGGATAGCAATCTTCACTTTACAACTTCCTCATCTACAAACTTCTCAATACCAGCCTTCTTGGCTTTCTTAGCCTTGCGAGCATTTTCCCAATTATCAATGAACTCTGAGATATTATCATAGAGTTCGAATTGTCTAAACGTGCCGTCTTCATTTTCATTTAATTCATATTCATCTAGAACGCCAGCTGTTTGTGTCGACTTATATTTAATATAAAGTTGTTTCTTTTCCTTTTGAATGCGTCTCAAAAATGCATAAAAAACTATTTGTGTGAAATATGCAAATGGATTATTTGATTTGGCAGGATCAAAATTTTCTACATACATGACGCAATTTTCAATTGCATCTGCAATCATTTCATCTCTAAAGGTATATGAAATAAAATTTGGTTTATGCGAAAGATTCTCTGCGATCTTCATAAAGCACTCAGCAACATATCGAGGGATTTGTGGTTTAGGTTTACTCTCTCGTTTGGCTTTTCTAATTGCTTGACGATATTTTGTCATTTCTTTGACAAAATCTTTATTGTTTATATAATGATTTTTTGCCATAAATTAGTGTACTGGTTTATCCTTTTTAGTTTTCAATGCTTCTAAGATTGAGATTACATTCTCATGAGTTTCCATATGTTCTTTAATCATTTCTCTTCTCTTTTTCAAGGTTTCTTGAAATTTAGATTGATTATTATAGAAAAAATCGCTGACGAATTCGTATTGCTCATAAAATTCTGCGCGGACTGGAGTGCAAAACATCACATCATCTAATGGAAATTCTACTTCACGTAGTTGTATAATCGATTGTGGTAAGTATTCCTGCAATGCAAGAGTTTGTCTCCCCTCTTCAAATGCAGTTTCAATCTCAACTCTCAGTGGCATCTCAATCAGAATACACTCTTCCTTATATGTTACCCATCCAACTAAATCATCAGGCAAATTTTTAAATCGTACGAACTTTAATTCTCTTTCTTCTGACATTAATTTATCCTTACATTGTTTGTAGTGAATGGAAATTTTTCTTCGCTGTATATCTTCACTCTTTCTTCATAATGTTTCAATGTAAAATTTATATAAGGTCCATACCTAAGATCATCTGCTAAATCGTAGAGTGTCGCTGCATCTTTGTTATCTCCTAAACGTAATACGCGACCAATTGATTGCAGCGAGCGTATCTTACTCTTTGTTGGAGAAGAGAACACTATATTATGTAGGTTGCGAATGTTCACGCCTGTCGAGAAAGTGCCATAACTCGCCACAATGATTGCGTCGTTTTCTTGTTCAGTAATATGCCTCACTGCTTCACGATCCTCTGCCTCAACCCCACCATGGATAAAAAATACTTTACGACTATTTGCTTTTTCACCTATCAGATCATATAATATCTTACCGTGTTTTTCGACATAAGTAAATAAAATTAAACTATTTCCTTTGAGATTTATTGCAAGATCTCGTATAAAATTATTTCGACCTTCATGCTGAGTCAAAAAATTCATCTCATCAGGATAAGTAAATCCTTTGATCGCTTTACACACTGCGTCAGGATATTTCAATACAATACATTTGATACTGAAATTCGCTAATTGTTTGCGTTCAATTAACTCTTTTGTAGAGATGGCTTTAAACACAGGTCCGAATAATCCTTCTAAAACCAACTTATTGACTTTACTGTCATCCAGTGTTCCTGTTGTACCAATACGCACATCACAATTGATTAGTTTAGTCATAATACTTGTCAATGACTTTGCTTTAAATGTGTGCGCCTCGTCACCAATAATGAAGTCAAATTGCGAGAAGTATTTTTTGGGCATGTCGTATATACTTTGCCACGTAGAGATAATTAAATCACTGTTTGGAATCTTTGTTTCACCACCAAATATTTTTTGACAATGTTTCTCCACATCCCAACCATTACTGCTCGAGTAATTTTGAAAATCAGAGTGCATTTGTGTTACAAGGTTGATTGTCGGCACGATAAGCAATCCTCGTTTCTTACCTGTGCTCAGTAACTGACGAATCATCATATAAATGATGAGCGACTTTCCACTCGCAGTGGGCGAGACAAGCACTGTTCTTTTTTTAGTAAGACCTACACTTGACGCAAGATATTGATAGTCTCGTGGCTCTATGGGAAGTGAGAGTGCACTTGCTAGGTTTTTTGTATCGATTGGATGAAGTTCTGTCTCTTCATCAATCACTTCAAACGAATAATTTTTTTGTTTACAAAAAACCTTTATGTAACTAATTAGTCCAGTATAAATTTGTTTCGTGCGTAAGTTGAGCAGACGTATCTTTCCGTCCCAGTGTCGATTACGAAACGCTGGACTGAATTGATACCCAGGAGTCGAAAATGTAAAAAATTCAGACATCTCTTGAAGTATCGAATCTTCTGCATGAACCTGTACATATATGTTGTCAACCTTTTCAATCGCAACGTGATCGATCATCTAGCACCTTGAATAAATTTCTCCCAGCCCATATATTCTTTTAATTGCCACGTTCGATTGTTTAGTTCCTTCATAACGTTTGTACAAAATGAAGACGCCTCCTCATGATAGGCTTTCTTGCGTTTAAGTTTTGATAAATCCTCATCACCATCCAAATAAACTTGAATATCAGATTTAAGTGTAAATCGAAACGGCTCCCAACCAAGTTCTGTCAATTCTTTTTGATCAAGTTTACCTGTATAATACATCCACTTCAATCGCTTGAGTTTGTCTAGTTCTAATCCTACTCTTTTTGCAGCAAGATTATGTACTGACAAATATTTGTTATATTTGTTATGAATAAGGGGAATACGCAAGATTTCTTTTCCAGGCTCTGTAATATCTACTTCAGAGTCTTTTTCCCATTGCGCCATGAGTTCTTCAAGAGGAGGAGTTTCAATTTTCATATATGAATAGAAATGAGTACAATGATTGTATCATACTATATTTCATGAATGAAGACAAGTTACAAAAAAGGTTGACTAATTGTATTTTTGTCGATATAATAAGTATGTCTACGTTCTAAAGATACTCTATATAACTAGACTATAATAATTCGATATCGTAATATGAAAATCTAAACGATGCATTGCTTGTAATAACACCTTCGGCATTTGATCCGACGTTAAACGAAAGTGATGACAAGTAAGTTGGAAAAATATCATGAAACTTAACACGAATTCTTGGATTGTTTTTGTTTGAATAAATTGTAAGAATTCCATCTGTATATACGGCAGGTCGACGATTATTCATTAAACTCTGCATATAAGAAGACTTTGTTACTTTTGCTAAATCAACATATTCTTTAAAGTCGGTAGGAAATGTTGCAGCGCGAATCCAATTATGAATTTCTAACCAAGAACTTAACGTTTCATTTACAAGAAATGTTGTGCTAAAGGCATCATAAACTGCTTTTTCTCCTGGCACAAATAAATCAATAAATGGTGTAAAGCGTTGAATTTCAGTCAATGAAATTCCAGGAATAGATGCATCTTGACAAAAATATGTGACGTCAGGTAATCGATCAAAGATCATCTGAAACTTATGCGGTTGAAGAAAATCTGTATTAATTGGATTTCGTGTTAATGCTGTCATCTAATAGTTTCCGTAGATCGATGGTTTTTTCTCTCTCAATTAAATCAATAAT